CACAGTTATTACTGCGCCACAGTCAAAGTCTATAAAAGAAACGACTTCCCCCCCCAAATTTCATAAAATGCAATTTCCATGTCGTCCCGTAACAGAGCCCACTGCTTCACTTGGAACAATTACCCTGATGCGTATCCAGCTATCCTCGACGCAGTTGAGTGCCGTTACATCGTGGCTGGAGAAGAAATCGCTCCCGGAACTGGCACACCACATCTTCAGGGGTATGTGGTATGGGCCCAAGGAAGGACTGTCTCTGCTGTTAGGGCCTCACTACCTGGATGCCACATTATCGTTGCGAGAGGCAGTCACTCTCAAAACGATAGATATTGCCGTAAAGGAGCCGAAGACGGAGTTCATTACAGCCGGGGTGTTCTACCAACTGATCCTGCCGACCGAGGCGCAGCTGAGAAGGAGCGTTGGTCGCTTGCTTGGGATCTTGCGAAGCGAGGTGACATCGAAAACATCGACCCCGACATCCGGCTCCGCCAGTACTCAACAATCCGAAGGGTCGAGCGAGACTACATGTCAGACATGGAGCGACTCGCCGGACCTTGCGGAACCTGGATCTGGGGACCAGCGGGTTGTGGGAAGACAAAGGCAGTGCTTGATCAGATCCCCGACGCCTACCCCAAGCCAAGGAACACTTGGTGGGATGGGTACCAACGCCAGGACGTTGTTCTCGTCGACGACGTTGATCGATTTGATGTCGGACTCGGAGGAAAGTTCAAGCACTGGGCAGACGCCTACCCGTTCATTGGCGAGATCAAGGGCGGTTCGCAGAAGATCCGCCCGAAGAGACTTATCGTTACTAGCCAATACCGCATCGAAGACATATGGGAAGACGAAGCGACAAGAGAAGCTCTGCTGCGTCGCTTTGTAGTAGTTAGGAAATATTTAGGACAAAATATAATAGTATAAGGCTAAAACTCGTTTATTTTCAAATATATTAAAGCTGAGCGCGAAGCGCTGGACGGAGCGGGAGCGACTGCGGGATAGCGGAGCCGTACAGGCGGAGCCCCGCGAACCTCAAGTAAATCTTGTGGTGTTGGTCGGTAGTGAAGGAATCTGATCTTTCCCAAGTGGATACATTACTCGGTATCGTCTCGTTGTATGGTATCTGAGAATTGCTTGTCCCGCAGCGGACGGCATTCCAGTGTTATCGCCGATTGCGGCGACGATCATCACGCCCTTAGTGATGCCGGCTATCGTATGCTGACCGTCGAATTTTTGAGCGGTGTATTTGAATCCACCACCTGAAAACGACATATCTGACGTTGCCCCTGGTTGTAGATATATTCTTTGACATTTAAGCACTTTCCAGTATTTTCCAAATCCTGGAGCATCTGATGGTGTAATCCCATTAAAAGTGGAATCTGACTTAGTCGCTGAGCTAACAGTGAGAGTATTATTGATCGACAAGCAATAATTCCAACTGGACATTGGCGTCGCGTGAGTGACTTGTGATTGTGTCGATGTTGCTACGCACCAGTAGACATCATAGAGTAGAGGTATGAGACTCGTAGTAGGATTTGATAAACTCAAATCGAGGTGCGACGATAGTATAGTCAGTTCACGGAAATCGGGTCCGGACGTGGACGCTTGCGCTCCTACGTTTACGACACTGGTTTGCCCACCCAAATTATGTAATTGATCCTTAATGTATGTCACTCCTTGTGGATTGTTTGCACCATGGTTAATGGTGGTTACTTCAGAGTTATTTGGATCTGAAGTGTATTGATAAGTGACAACGCCGCGTACAGCGATAATCGTGTTAATTATTGCCGGAGTAGATTCTATCTCTGTATACGTATGATGCGTGTTTCGAGGAGCTAGAGCCTTCTCGATCTTATTGCGAAAGTTCTTTTGCTTAACCAATTTACGTTTATTGGTTTTACGACCGCGTTTAATTGTTTTAACGTCGTTTTGTGTCGTAACTACATTATTCGTATATCTGCCTGCAGTTCCGTTAGCGCTTCTTAGCGCTTGTCTCTGTTTCTTAAAGGATTTTGCTATTGGATCTTTCCCCGTAAAAATTCTTTTCATGGTCATCGCTCCTAGAGCACTTGGCATAAAACCGATTGTTTTAGGCATACAATAGGAAGGGCAGACGGCACGTCTATTTTTCCGCCGGAAAATTAAGGTCTAGGAAGGCTCAGCCTATTATTACCCTAGACCTTCTGTGCAGTGCAGCTGTGCAGATGACGTCATTTGCTGGGCACAGTTATTACTGCGCCACAGTCAAAGTCTATAAAAGAAACGACTTCCCCCCCC